ATCAGCGTCTCGCGCTGCCAAGTTTCAAATTCGTTCAGCATAGTTGCGGATGTACAAGGTTAGCGACACCACGTCATCCGTGGGCATCGGCGTCGGCGCGGTGTAACCGACAGCGGCCAGCGCACTTAGCACAATACCCTCGGCCTTCTCTGGCAAAACTCCTCTGGTCATCATAGCCACCAGCATGGCTCTGCGGAAGATCAGCATACCATCAACCACACAATCAGGGTGGTAAGCAGCACGGTCACGCTGACAGCCAACCAAAACATCCACGACTCAGCGGGGTCATCGTCGTAGATGTACTCGTCCGTGTATGGGCCAAAAGCCTCTTGTAGCGTTCTTGGGTGTTTATGGTTCATTGATAATTCTCCTAAATTTACTCAATTCGTCCCCCACATAATTTCTGAGTTGTGGCCTTTCGGCTCTTTCATCGCGGCCCACTTGCCAGCCATATACGCATCTTCATGGGGAAAAGCGCACCATGACCAGCGTTGTCCATCCCACCAACGGTAACCATTCGGCCACGCTTTGTCCCAAATTCTCTTAGTTGGATACCAACCTGCCTCTGGCGGTTTTCCCTTATTCCATTTCATTTCTCAATTCCTCAATTTGTTGTTTTGCATCTTCAAACCCTTTTGCCACCAACACCGTGTAGAACAAGCCTCGCAGGTACAGGTGCATTATGTCTTGCTCTAGGCTGGTGCTGCCACCCTTCACTCGCTTCATTTCAATCCACGTTTCCCAGGCTGGAATGAACAGGTCAGGCACGCCCTTCACAACCCCTTCAGCCTTGAGCCTCGAGGCGGTGGCTGGTGATCTTGCCCCGCCATTGGGAATGGCAAATATCAGCGTGGCGGGGTAGGTCTGGCGAAACCAACGCACCAGTTCTCGTTGTTCTTCGTGTTCAGTTTTCATTCCAATCCTCATTCCATACTTTTTTAAGAACCCTAAAAAACTTCCCATCTTTTTTATATTGAATTAATCTCGGTGGATTGCCGTTGCTCAACTGCGCTGCCAAACTGCTCAGATTGTCCACATTCATGCCAATAATCTTGGCTTTGTCTGCAATCTTAATGACTTCTTTCATGGCTTTTTGTCCTGCATAACCCTCATGCAATACTGGGAAATATTCGGTCACGGCGGGGTCAGACAGCCGCCCGTAGTAACTCACGGCCAGCATTATCTTGCCGCTTGCCAAACTGGTGTGTTCTCTCCACTTCCAGCCTGTCAAAATCATGTCGGTGCCTTCCAGACCCATGATGTCGTCGCTGCACAGTTTGAGCTTTTTCGCCTCCGGCTCGGGAAACGGGTGCTGGCAGGCGGGGCAGACTTTGGCGCTGATGGGGCACAACTCATTGCAGTTGTCGCAGACTTTGACCGGCGCTTCGCCATTGCCGTCGCCTTGCTTGCGGGGCGGCGTCACGGCAATGATCGGGCCGTGCGTGCCAACCACGCCGGCAAAGTCAAGCACTAGACAGTCGGTCTTGCCGGGTGATGGACGCAGCCCGCGGCCTGCCATCTGGACGTACAGGCCAGGGCTCATCGTCGGGCGCAGCATGGCAATCAAGTCGATGGCGGAATGATCAAAGCCGGTGGTCAGCACATTGGCGTTCGTCAATGCCTGCAACTTGCCCGACTTGAAGTCGGCCAACATCTGCTCTCGCTCCAGCCTGGGCGTCTCGCCAGTAACGCACGCTGCTTTGATGCCGCGCTCTTGTAGCGCCTCACAGACGTTCTCGGCGTGCGCTACACCAGCACAGAAAAACAACCACGCCTTGCGGCCTTCTGCGCGGCTGATGACCTCATCCACCACCGACTTGTTGAGATGGTCGGTGTTAACCGCCGCCTGCAATTCCGATTCGACATATTCGCCGCCTCGTTTGTGTACGCCATCAACACTTAGTTTGGATACGGTGACTTTGGATCGCAGAATCGACAGATAACCTTTGTGGATCAGCTCCTCAATCATCACCGGCTCGATCAAGCCGTGAAACAGCGCAGGCTCGTCTGTGATCATGCCGTGGCCCAGACGGTAAGGCGTGGCCGTTAGCCCGATCACGCGCAACTGCGGATTGATGAGCTTGAGCTGGGCCAGCAACGTGCGGTAGCCGCCCTGATCTTTGTGATTGATAAGGTGGCACTCATCAACCAGCACCAGATCAATGTGCCCCAGCAAATCTGCTTTGGTGCGTACTGACTGAATGCCGGCAAACGTGATTGGCTCAATCTGACGCTTGTTGAGGCTGGCGCTGTAGATGCCCAGCGGCGCATCGGGCCAATGCTGGAGCATCTTTTCGCAGTTCTGCTCGATCAGTTCCTTAACGTGCGTCAGCATCAATATGCGCGTCTCGGGCCAGTTTTGCAGGGCATCTTTGCAAAGCGCAGCCACAATGTGGCTTTTGCCCCCGCCAGTTGGCAAAACTACGCAGGGGTTGCCGGTGTTGCCTGCGTTGAACCAGGCATACAGCTCGTCGATGGTGCGGCGTTGGTAGGGGCGGAGTTCAATTGCCATTCAGCAATCTCCATGCTGTTGCGGCACAGAGGGGCACTTGTCCGTTTCCAATGGCTTTAAGTCTGTCCACCCTAGCGGCCACCCCATGAGCCACTCGACCCACGTCGGGTTCAATTGACCACCAATTTGGTTGTTTAGATTCCGTGATCGCTCTGGGTTGTCCCACCGATCCGTTGACCCAGAACGAAAGTCCCTCGCTTGCGGTGTCGCGTAATTGTTTGATTTGGTTGCTCCCCGTTCGGCAGCGTAATCCAACCTGTCCCTCAACTGTCCCGTTTGGCCTGATCCCTTGTAATCCGTTGCACAAGGCGTCGGCCATTTGGCTGGCGTGTTGACCATCTGTGACAGGCTTTGACCCGTCATCTTGTCCGTGATTGTTCCGCCCCGCTGACCGTCTGATGCTGCTGGCGTTGCCCACAATCCAAATCCTGTTCCTCTGGTGGTTTGCACCAACATCCGCTGCTCCCAGCACTCCCCATTTCGCATCAAACCCCATTGAGGCCAAGTCTCCGAGAACTCGTCCAAGTCCCCTGCTAGTGAGCATTGGTGAGTTTTCCACGAAGACGTATCGGGGCTGTACTTTGTGAATGATCCGTGCCATTTCTCCCCACATTCCGCTGCGCTCTCCGTCAATGCCTGCGCCTTTTCCTGCTGCGCTGATGTCCTGGCACGGAAAGCCTCCAGATACGACATCAACAATTCCTGCCCACGGTCTGCCGTCAAAGGTTTGAACGTCATCCCAAACCGGGAAAGGCGGGAGAAGGCCGTCATTTTGTCGGGCGCACAGTACGCTTGCGGGATAGGGCTCCCATTCAACGGCGCAGACTGTTCGCCATCCAAGCAGTTTGCCGCCAAGTATTCCTCCACCAGCACCTGCGAAAAGAGCCAACTCATTCATACCACCCTCGCGCCTTTGCCGCGCAGCCTCTCAATTTCCGCATCTCCGGCAGCGCACATTGCCGGATTAACCAGCAACTCCTTGCTGCTGTAAACGTGCGCGTCTGGATCGCCATTGCAGACATCTTTGCCGTCTATGACATAGATTGCAGTCCACTCATTCGGGCCATCCTTGCGCTTCCAATGCACCAGATCAGGATGCAACACATGGCTCTCGCAACCCCGCACTTGCCACTCCAACGGAATGTCATCGGATTCATAACGCTCGCAATCCCAAGTGCTGTTAGGTTTGGCGGTGGCGTGGGCACAGGTGCGGCAGTTGACTTCCTTTGTATGCTGCGCCTCGTGGCACATTGAATAGGCTGGGCACCATTTGCATTGATACCAAGATGGGTCGGTGCTTACCGGCTCGGGCATCCTGTCAGCCAGCGCGATGCGTTGACCGCGGGCAATGTACTTGTCGGCCACCGCTGCGTCATAGGCTAGGCGCTCGGTGTAGATGCTGTCGTCATCCTTGTTGACGGCAACGTACAAGGCTCGATGGATGCCGATGCCCGCCATGTAAAGTTGCATCTGCACAAAATGCTCGGGTTTTGACTTCTCAACGCCATTCTTAACAACGTCTGCAAATGACTTGGCTGAGTGCGTTTTAAACTCAGCAATGTGTTTGGTCTTGACTGCGCCTGGCACACCAGCGTCTAGGATGGCGTCAATGCTGCCTTCCAAGTGACTGCCAAACGCCACCCGCATCTGCGCCTCCAGCGCACGCACCTTGATGCCGATGGCCCTCAAGTCATCAATGATGGTGGCCTCTTCGTTCCTGCCCCTGCGGAACATCCGCAAGACTCTGCCGGGAAACGATGGCTTGACCGCAAAGCGAAACGACAGCCACAGCCAGCGGTCGCAGGGGTGACCAACAATGCTGCACCCCATGTGAGGGCGTGGCATCTCCTGCGCTGACTGCGCCTCGTGGTGCTTGTCAATTAGCGCGGTGATGGTATTCTCTGGTTGGGGAATCTCCATGGTTCTCTCCTTTAGGCAGTTAATTTGGGGCGCGTCAAGTCAGCAATCGAGGATGTCAACGCTGAGGTTTTTCTGACTTTCCACTCAGCCATAGTCGACGACAAAATCGAGCGCCCCGCCTTTTTACTTTTTAGCCCAGGGTGGCGATGCTTTAGCTGGCGCACCAGCAGGCGCGTCTGGCTTAGGCTGCGGCGGCAAGCTGCCGGTGTTTGAGCGCCAGCCCTTCACCTCGTTCTGGGCGCCGTATTCGCCGCTAGCTGGGCGCACATCAATCTTGATGCTCAGGTGGCCGTTCACCAACTGATCGGTGTCGTTTACAGCCGACAGCCCCAGCGCACGCATCAAATCGCCCAGTTGTTGCCGGCCAATCTCCTCGGCCTTAACATTTTGATTTTTAATGTTGAAGTTGCCAAACACCACGCGACCTTGGCCAGTTGGGCCGGTGATGTCATAGCGACACTTGATGTACTGGCCGGTTCCGGCCTTGGTATCCTTGAGTTCTGCCTCGGTAATGATGGCCGTATACCAGCCTGCTGGCAACAAGTCATAGGATTGCGACGGTTGCAGTTCTGCTGCGCTGTAAGTTTCTCCGAGTTTCATGGTTCTTATTCCTTGTGAGCGATTGAAAAGGATGGTCGACCGGGTTTCGCGGTGATCGCCGGGGCTAACAGTTTGGTGATTTTCGGGTCGGTGTTTTTCCATGTTGTGATGTTGAGTTCCGGCTTCCAGCGGCACAGGGTTGAGAGATGCGACTCAAGACCGTGCTGGGTGGCAAGTTCTTGAATCTTGTCAGCGTCGACCTTTCGGTCAATGCGCCCGGTGATTCTGATGACGTAATCACCAATTTGTTTTGTAACCGTGCTGTCGAGGTCAGGCTGCAACGCGAACGACTTG